TAACTCTAAGTGCGACTGCAAAGCCTGACCCTTCTACGGATTGTCTTACTAATGGCTGTGATGAACCACCATATGTTCCAAAACTAGTAGAACTACTACCATACGTTGTAGTTCCATATATAGCAGCTATGTCACCCGAATCTAATTCATAAGCTGCAGGTCTTGATGAATCTTTAGCCTCATAGTCATATCTTAGAAATAAATCTGCATCTATTGTTGATTCAGGTGCAAAGTTAATAATCACACGTTGCATATGTTTTCTTATACCCGCATCACCAAATGTCATATCAGGACCTCTATATTTTCCTAATATTGCAGTTCCATCAAAATCATTGCCTGATTCTTGTCTGTATACGTACCCACCACTGAACGCACCATGTAAAGCTATCACATCTCCTGCAGATACAAATGTGTCTGTTGATGCGGGTTTTATACCTCTCAACTCTGCAAACTCAAAAGTTTGTCCTTTTAACACACATATGACACCTTTAGTTGCATTTTCGCCTGTACCATCTTTTGTAAAGAATATTCTATACTGTGTCTTATCAGGTATAACTATTGATTCAAACTCAGATGCACTAGATAAGTTTTCATCAAACAAACTCTGCACGTTAGAACTTATAGTTCCTAATTCAACGTCACCGATCCTTGCAGTACCTGCGATTGTACGTAATCCATCAGGTCCTAAGAATATTAAGTCACCTGCAAATTCTTGAATTGTATCTCCGTTGATACATCCTATGTCTCTTGTTACTGCAGTTATTGCAAAGTTACTAGTTGATGTTCCTGATAATTTAAATATTCTACTTTGACAAAATATAAATAAATCTTCACGGAAAACTTTAAGTCCTGTTATTTCATCATCAACTTTAATAGTTCCTGCACCACTACCTGTGGCAAAGTTGTCTTCATCAAAAGGCACACTAAAAACTAATTCTTGTTTAGCACTTGACATACCTGCATAAAACATATGCTCTTTAAATGCCACAACAAACTTAGCACCTGTTACTGCAGTGCTTACTTCTCCACCACCACCTGAAGATACATCTGTTGCACTAAATGATGAATTAAATACTGTTGGTGCGTTTGTTCCGTCTACTACAATTAACTTGTCGTTGCCATCAAAGTTAAATCTTTCAAATCTATATTTACCTGCATTTGTTCTACCACTATCTACTGTTGTCCATGAAGAACCTGCAGGATCTGCAGTAAATATATTTGTTCCTCTCGCTGCTACAACTTTACTTGCAAAGGTACAAACCATTAACACTTTTTCTGAAGCAGAAGATGTTTGAGGAACTACTGCTGATACATACTTACTAAATCCATTTATTCTTCTGTAGCCACCCTCTATGTCAGGCTCAAAGTTTTGTAATTCTAATGCTTCACCCGGTTTCATCATAAATGTAGAACGATTAAGAACTAATCCCCCTTCACAGTTAAATGCTACAGGTGTTACTTGTGATAAGTCTGCCATTAAACTATTCTACCAATTATGTTTGTTGTGCTATACGCTCCTACTCTAGGTATGAAAGTTGAACGTATGTAATCATATTTATTAACCAAGAGTGTTTGCATATTTTTTATGCCTTGTTCAAATCTTTGAAAATTAAGTTGATACTGACTAGTTTCACCACGATATTGATAAACAAAAGCAGTTGCCCCATCTACAATAATAGCATCAAATCTAGACGGTATACTTGTGGTGTCATCTTGTGCAGATAGATCTGATGGAAAGGTATAATAGTCAAATTTTAAAGAATAAGATCTGTTTGGAAAAGGATATAATAAATAATTATTATCAGGTGTTCTAACTATATTTTCAGGTATGCCACCTTGATCAAACTGTGCAACCGTTACACCACTCGCTATGGAAGCTGCAGTTGTGCCACCAGCACCCCTCGTACACCCAGTAAAAGTTGTACTACTACCTATTGCAGTGTACGTAATTTCTTCATTACCTATGTGTAGTGTTCCTGCTGAGTCAAATCCTGATGTACTAGCTACGGTTATGGTCTCAACGGAAGATGTGTGTGTTGTACTAGTAGTGGTTGTATTTATCTCATCTTCTTGATCACTAACAGCGTTTATGTATTCGTTATAATCTAGTTGTCCTAATCTGTATCCTGAGTTACCTAAGTCACTATCTTTAACTAATCTAAAAGTATTGTAGTCCACAGTTTTAGCCGAAGTGGGTATACTATATCTTACTACTCCTGCAGTTAAAGTTTTAGTTTCTGTGGCATGATTAAAAGGATAATTAAATTCTCTTTGATTAATATATCTTATAGATTCATTTACTGCGTTTTGTGCTTGTACTTGTATCCCTCTAGCATTAGTAAAATTAGAAGAAGTAAGTTGTACTTCATTTAATCTAGATAAAGTTTTGTTTGTTAATGAGAGATAAGTTCCAGACATAATAATTCCATATAAGATAAGAGAGCAAGTTGCCCTGCTCTCCTATATAAAATTTAAGCTAATTGGTCTCTATCGACTTCATCAGGCTTATCGGATAATCCATGACCTGCTAAACTAATAACAGTTGCATAGACTCTGAGTCTACCTGTTGCTGGGGCAGCACCTGCAATTGTACAATCAATAGTATCAGTAGCTGTGATAAATTGAGTATAAGTTGAAGCTGCACTTCCTACAACAGTGTTGGTTTGACCATTAGTTCCTGCCGCACAAAAACCTGTAGAGGTTATATCTGCACCATCAATAATGTCATCGCCACCTGCGAAGTCCATGTCAAGTGTACAACTTGAAGTAAATGCTTTCATTACTTCTGCACCTGCATTTAGCACTAAAGTATTTGCAGGTATCTCTAACACCTGAAATACATCTCCGTCTGAAAAGCTACCACCTGCTGCTACCAACGCATCAATATCAAGGTAAGCCTCAATATTTCTCATCACGTTGCTATTCTTCATAGAGGGCATAGCCACAATAGAGTCGGAAGATACACCAGTGGTATCTTTAGAAGTTAAATCAAAAGTTGCCATTTATACCTCCCTTACGCTACGTTATACTTAGCAGTAACAATTGCTTCTGGTCGAAGAATCTTTCTGCCATACAAATGCATACCACGAACAATATCAGCAAAAGAATCAGGGTCTCTGTAAGTCTCTGTCTTGTTGATCTGCTCTGCAGTAGCTACTGCTGAACTGTGTCCTGCAACGATAACACCAAAGTTTGAGTTTTGGTTCGCTGAACCTGTAGTTCCCGGACCTGTTCCCACTGCTGGTAAGTTATTTGACATATATACATCAAAGCCATGTATTCTGCCAACTTGTAGTCCTGCTCTTAATCCACCTGACTCACCGAAGTCACCATTTAGAAGACGAGAATCTTCATCTTTTAAGACTTCAATAAATGTTGGATGTAGAACAAGCCATCTACCATCAGTGTCTACAAACTGTGTGTCTAACAATCTTGCCATTCTTGCAATAACCTGTAAAGGAGTTGCAGTGGCAGTTGCTTGAGAAGTTGCACCACCTAATCTTGGAGCTATTGGAATAGAATGATCTCCAGCACTACTTGTAGTAATGTTTCCGAAGTCACCCTTCTTTAGCTTCATGCTTGTCAACAATTCGTCTGAACCTGCAGTTGATACTGCTTTAGTTCCGTTAACTGTTGAGTTAGCTGAACTTGCTACAGCATTGTTAGATGCTTGTGCAAATCCTGACAAATAACCAAGAACATCTTGGTCAAAGTTATCTTTAAGTCTGTAACCTGCTCTGTCACTTGCTAGTTGAGAGAAGTTTACGTGACTGTGAGCCTCTTCAATATCGTCTATCTTGAAAGCAAAGTAGTTTGCTTTGTCAATAGTCAATGTGAAGTCTTCATCGTCAAGGTCTTGAGGCTGTACGTTAGCACCTCTAGCATATTCCTTAACGGTGATCTCTGGCTCTTTAATGATCTTTACAGAATCACCCATGTTGGCAATCTCACCGAAATAATCGGAGTTAGTAATTGATTCAACAACGGATGTTTTTCTGAAGGCTAACTGAACCTGCTTAGAGTAAATAATCGGGGAGAAATTACCATTAGGCAGATTACCGTAACCTGCTGCAGTTTTAAATGCCATTTTCATCTCCATTTTTGAAAATAAAACAAATGCACGAATGTGCTATATTTACTCGTCATCGGCTAATAGTTTTTGAGGTTGTATGTCTAATAGCTAGTTAAACATAGGCTCACACCATCAGGTAGGCTTCCAAGTGTTTGATTGTGTGTGTGAGTATCTCGCTAAAGGGTCACACTTATAGATATGTATAGTTATACATATTTATTCTTTTATGTCAATTAATTATCTGGCTGAACCTGATACGTCATATACAAAATTGCCAGATCGTATTGCTTCCATTATCATATCTGCATTTTTTTCATAAGCAGTAGCAGACATCTTTTGTACGTCAGACTCTCTAATCTTCTTCGCACTATCTGCTGTGGGTGTAGATTTTACAGCTTTCGCTTTAACTTGCGTAGCAGCACTTTTGCCACTTTCGCTTGTATCTTTCTTGCCGAGTCCTCTATCTGCTTTGTATAGATCGATTGCTCGTGCTGCTGATTTTGCATCGTCTTGGTTTTCGTATAATGCATTCTGTACCCACTTTGGCTGTTGCTCTGCCCACTCATGAAAGTCATCACTGTCTCTAATCTCATCAAAGTCAGGATGCAATCGCATAAGTTCAACTTCTGCTCTTTCTTTTACAGTCTCCTCGTTGAACTGATTAATCTCTTTAATTCTTTTTTCTAATGACTCAGATTGTTCTTTTGCTTTTTTAATTGCTATAGTTTCTACAATCTTTGCAACATCAGGATACTCTTTTGCCCAAGCCTCTATATCTTCATCAGACTTTGGCAACTTCATTTCTTTCTGTGTTGCTTTTGATAGCTGACTTTTTAACTCATCAAGTTGCTTTTGGAATTGCTTCTCTTTTTCTTGTGAGTGTCTTCGTAGATCTCCATAACGCTTTTTGAAAGTTCTTTCTTCTGCGTTCTTCGGTTCTTCCTCATCCTCTGCTTTCGCTTCTTCAGTGGGTTCGGTTTCACCTTTTTGAGCCTCTATCATCTCTTTTAGTTCTTCTTCATCCTTTTTAATTCTTTCAGCATGATTAGAACGCTTAGTCATGAATGCCTTTTTTTCAGGTGTAGCATCTACCACCATTTCTTCGTTTTTAGCTTCTTCTGCCATTTCTTACTCCTAGGGTTATCGTAGCCATCATTCGGGGGATAAGTAGCTAGTATGTGGATATTTATTTAGAAGCTAATCCACCTCGCTTCATCTTCTTAGGTTTGGGTCGTTTACGTGTTATAAGTGATCCTTTCGCAGTAAACATACCACCTTGAGTATCAGCTACTGCCGCTTGATCTGAAACGTCTTGGAATGATTCACCACCAGCAGTTGAGTCATCTTGATTTCCACCATCATCACTTGCTTGTTGTTGTGCTCGTGTAAATAATTCAGCAGCTCTAGCATCTGCTTTAGCTTTTGCCGCGGCTATATTATCTTTTTCTTTCTGAGTCATCTGTTGTTGTATGTCTCTTCGTTGTGCTGCAAGTTTTTGTTTTTCCACTACATCTTTTATTCTTTGACTTTTTCTTGCATCATCTGCTAGTTGTTTAGCATCTTTCTCACTAACTCTAAATTCATCTTGACGATCAGAGAATTGTTCCATTTGCTCTTTAGTAAGATCTTCTAGACCCATACTTGATATATTAATATTACCTAATTCTGTTGTTGCGTCATTTGCATCCTTAATTAATTTATCTAGTTTATCTCTGCCCGGTATCTTTACCCCTGCTTTTCTAGCCAACTCAATTGCTAACTTAGCTTGTGGTTTAGCCATGTATGCCAACTGTGCTATTTGACCCTTAGTTTGGGTTTTGATCTTATCAGCTATATCTTGAGTCGCAGTTTTAAAATTAACTTGACCTGTGTTTCTGTAATCACTTAAACTTTGTAACCCCACTGTTCCATCAAGGTTGTATTGTACAGCATACTCTACCCCACCTATGGTTGTTCTAGCTCCACCAAGATCACCTAATTCACTGTCACCATCATCACTACCAGTCTCTCGCTCTACTCTAGCAGTCTTAGTTTTCGCTGTTTGTATCTTAGTATCTCTTGGATCATCTGTCTGTGGTTTGAAACCTTGTGGCACACTAAAACCTGTTAGTATCTTTCCATTCTTAAATGGTATCTGTATCTCTGCACCTGAGTCATTTACATATGTTCTATACTCATCAGGTCCTTGTGTCAACTCATCACCACCAAATAAACCCTTGAACGTGGCTTGTTGTTTAGCCTCTATAGGACTTTTATATTGAAACCCACCCGTAGGAGCAACTGTTGCTGTTGGTATTGTAGGAGCAGTGTATGCTGTCTTTAATCCTGTTGGTGATGCTGTCATGCTTGATTGTCTTGTTTGTAAAGGATTAGTTGCTGTTGTTGTACCTGCAAAACCGTTGGCAGCTTCTATTACTCCACCCTCTGCCCTTTTCTCTACTTCATCGTCATCATCGTCACCCTCTGCTATCTGTATATCGATTACGCTAAAAGGTATGTCATCGGGTATGGTTGCTTCATCTGCATTACCCATCTGCCCCATCTCTTCCATTATCTTGAGACCCATCTTTGCTTCTTGTCTCATTCTCATCAACTTTTCTAAACCAATATATCTTACAACATCTGCAGGAAACACAAACTCTCCCTCACTTAATTGTGCTGGTATGTCATCTCTTACTTCTTCTTGTGTAGCTCCCGGAGGTACATCATTACCTGATACTGGATCTTTTGTGCCACCTTCGTCTTTGAGTCCACCATCTTGGAATAGTTCCATTTGTTTTTCTATGTTACCACCTTTGGCTTTAGCTTGTTTCATGTCGGTGAAAGCATCTAAAATAGCCATCATTTCTTCACGAGATAAATTTTTAACAAGAGATCCCACCATGCCCTTTTCAACTAACATGTCTCGTAACTCTATGGGATCAAATACTTCTTGTTCTTTTCTCTTATCTAAATTTGGCATATTAATTATCCTTTAATGTCTATAGACTTTTTAGGCTTATTGTCTTTTCTTAATCTAAAAAACATATCATCTGCAGGTCTTAAATCAGGACTAAGTAGTCTCTTTTGAGCGTACCGTGCCTCTTTCTCTCCAAACGAGTTCATGTATCTGTTTCTTGCTATTTCATATATATTATCTAATTGAAGTAATCTTCTCTCTGTTTTAGCTAAATATCGTATGTGTTCTTCAAAATTCTTCTTTCTATTTTGAATAGTAGTATTTAATGTCTGTGGAGTTGGTGCTCTATCTGCCCCATATTCTATACGTTCTTGTTTTGCAAGATCGTTTGTGTACATAATATTACCTTTTGATTTACCTCCACCCTCTATAAAATGTTTTACTAGTGCAATTTGTCCCGGAGTAAAATCAAAGTCATATTCATTTTTATCACCTTGCTTTATGTCTAAATTTATTTTACCATATTTACTAGCAGTACGTGCTTCTCTTTTTGCTAGTTGTCTAAAGGTATCTTTCATTATACCTGCAAATTCATCCTTATATTCCTCTTTATAATTTTCTACATATCTCGCTTGTTCTTTAATATCTCGAAAAGATCTGTTATATTCAGCGTTAAAAAAAACCTCCATAGCATCCTCAAAAATAGTATCAACAGAGGGTTTTAACCAATCTTGAAGTTCTCTTTTTTGTGGTATTAAAATGCTATCTTGACTAACTTTTATTGCATCTTGTGCCTTTTTATATTCATCTAAGTAATTCTTTGGTAAATGTCTTAGTAAATTATCTCCACCTTGAAACCCCTCTCTATATTGTATGGCATGTTGTATCTCATGTGTTATAGCTGACAACATTTCTTCTTTTGTAGCACTTTGAGGGACATATATAATATCATCTATAGGATCGTAACTTGCAAAAGCACCACCTTTTCCTATTTCTTCTAAAGGACTTTGACTATCTGGTATTCTTTCAACTTTTATATCACCTATAGATTGATAACTGCTAGGCAAATAATCCCTATATACCCCTGATAGTCTTTTATCAGTAACCATAGTTTCACTATATCTCTTAAATAAATCTTCATGATTTAAAATATCTTTTAATCTATAGTTAAAAGGTTTTATTTGAATTTTATCAAACTCGTTTGAGGTTTCAAATGCTTCTTCTTTTAAACTAGCCTCTTTCATACTTGCATTAGTTTTTAATTTTCCATCTTCCCCTCTGTATATATCTGTTTCATCATATAATTTTAGTCTTTCCTCAAAAGATAAATCATCGTATGAAGCACCGTCTTTACCTATTTTTTGTACCTCACGAAATTTTTCTGTTGACTGTATAGCCTTTGTTTCAGCATCAATATATTTTTTAACAGCATCTGAATCAGGTGCTACCGTATTTAAATCTACTTTAGGTCTATTTATATCGTCTACTTTTTTAATTACGTTTGGTGGTAAATCAACACCCTCTGCAACAAGATCACTCTTTACAAAGTCACTCTTAGATAGTGTATCTTTTATTGTAGTGTACAAAGTAGATGCACCATCTGATAATCTGTCTATAAATTTTTTAGGAGCTAAGAATGCACCAGTAGGTGAAAGTATCTCTCCTATTAGTTGATCCGTGTTTTCAGGCTTAGACTCAATCCCTGTTATCTCTTCAAAACCCTCGTCAAATGCTTTCCTGCCATACTGTTTTTCAAAGTCTTGTAAGTTATCCTTTATCAACATAGCCAATGGATTATTTGCATAATCAGCTAAAAAAGTATTTGCAGTCTCTGCCATAGTAACTGCATCAGATGGTAAAGCTAAAGTGCCTGTTAATAAACCAGTTCCAGTTGCCTTGGCTTTTTCTGCTATTTCATCTATGCTTCTAAATTGTGGTAAAGCATCAGAGTAAAATGCTTTCTCAGTTTGTTCTCTTAGATCATTCTGCATTTACTTCATCTCTTAACATCTTTAATCTTTTCAATGCCATTATATATCCTTGTGCTCGATGTATGGATATAACGTCATCTGATTGTTCCATTATCTTATGTTGTTCGTCTATCTTATAATCCAAATAATCATTGAAGTGGTTGATTAATTTGGGGTTGTTCACCAACGTCTTGAGTCGGCTGCGTATCTGCTTGTGGTTGTTGTTGTCCAACTTGTGACCTTCCTGTAAATCCTTGCTCTTGAGGTGTAGGTGCTATGCCAGTACCTATAGTGCCACCACCTGAACCTGTAGGATCACTAGGATCTACTCCTGCTGGTGGCTGTGGTTGAGCTTGTTCTTGTTGAGGTGCTCTAAAATCTTTCATAAGCTCTGCTTGTAAAGCTGCCTCATCCATATTGTTAGTTACTTTATCGGGATCTAAATCCATAGCCTTTGCTATCTCACGTATAATATACTGAAACTTTGCAAACGGTGCAAGTGCAGGATTAGAAGACACTTGTAAGAACTGCATAAGTCTTTGTGATCTAACTTCGTTTGCCATGAGACTTTCTGTGCCTCTAGCCTTAACTTCTAAATCGCCTTTTATCTTTGGGTCGTAATCAAACTGCATATTAAACTTAAACAGACCCTCTCCTAATGGTTTTAGAAGATAGTCATCTACATTTTTTATAACAGTTTTAATACTACCAGCCGCTGCGTTCATGAGCATAGATATACCCGAAGCAGTTCTGCCTACTCCAGTTATACCAGTTTGTCCGTGAGCAAACGATGGCATACCTGTACTCTCATCTGCCAACTGTCTTGCTTTATCAAACAACTGCATATTCTCTGCAGCAACATTAGGAAACTTTGTACCAAATAATGCTTGACCGGGAGCACCACCTTGTCTTCTAAACACTTTTCCCGGATAGACAGATAAGTCTTGACCCGGCACTAAGTTAGTCTCATCAACTTCTATGAGTAAGTTACCTGACAATACAGCGTTGTCCACTGCCATTCTCATAAAACCATTCATCAATGTTTGTGTGTCATCCATGTTCTCAGCTACACCCACACCAAAGAAAGAGTATGGGTTCAACTCATACGGTGCTGCCATGTATGGTATTCTAGCAGGTTTAAATGGATTGATTACCATTCTTAATAACTTACCATTACATATCCATGCATTGATCTGTATCTCGTCTAGAGATTGCATTTCTTTTGGTATCTCGATATCTTGTTCAAGTAGTATATCTACATCACAATTACCCCAATACTCAAGAACCTCATATCTCTCTATCTCGTGCTCAGATGCGTAATCTGCTAAATCATCTTCCCATGATTTTTTTGTATAGTTCTCTCCTGCAGCTATTGCATCTTCTATAACTTGCTCTCTAAAGTGTGGTCTCTTCTTCAAAGAACGTATCTGTGATCTTGACATCTTATGTCTTTCAATCACGTATTGTGCATCATCCATGTTTGTAGAATCAGGGTCAGGATAAAAGTCCCACACTGACACATGATTAACTTGTGGTATAGTTTTAAATGTAGGATCATAGTCACCATCGTCACCCCAATTAGGATACTCTTTGTCTACTGCAAAAGGTCCTTTCATCACACCAGTACCAAACAAAGCCATCTCAAATGCTGTGCTTCTTAGATGTTTGTTAGCACCTGACTCATCTAACTGATCCATGATCTTCTTTTCCATAGCTTTGGCTGCGATCATCGCTGGACTAAATGTGACTGCTGATGGTGTTTTACCTACTTCTTCTTTAAGTCCTTCAACATTTTGCAACTTCTCTTGCAAAGGACCAAGCCTTTCTTGTAGGCTTTTTTCAGTTGCTCCTTTAGGAAACTCCATGCCATCACCACGGAAACCGTAAGGTGACTCCATACCCATGTCACGGATCTCTTCAGGTTCTTTCGGATCAAAGCTGACATCTTTTGCTACTCCTTCTGGTAACTCCGTTGGATCAACACTCAACGGAAACTTATTATTAGCAAACAACACATCTACTATTTGACCGTATGCTGCTAATGTCTTAGTCTTCGTAACCTTTATAAATACTCTAGATTTTTCTGCTTCTGTAAACTGCACATCAGAGCCATACAATCCTCTGTAGTTTCTGTATGCTCTTAGCCATCTCTGTTCATCTTGTTCTCTATAGTCATCTGCACGATAATACTTTTCCATTATGTATGGTATTATATTATTAGGTTTTGCATCTGCTACTGTAGAATCATCTGTGTCTTCTAGTGATACTGATTCTAATTCTACAGGAATATCTTCTTCTGCCATATTAATATCCAAATGTTGCATCGGCTATAGGCATACCTTGTGATGGTCTACCTATAGGATCATAATCAAATATGCTAAATCTAGGTCTAGTCATTACACCATATCTTAATGCATCGTAGATATGATCTTCTGCTCTTGTGTCCACATCTTCTGGATTCTTCTTATCCAATGGAATAGCAGGTATCTGTGAGATTGTATTTGTACAAGTATTAAAAAACACTAATCTAGGCTCTTCTGTTATATCGTCTATTTGTAATCTTCTGTGTATCTCATTCTTTCCTGATACACGACTACCTCTACTTCTGTCTGACGGTCTCCATCTACATCCTCTTTGTATCATCTGCTCTGCTAGTGAAGGTCCTGTATCTCCACGTTTATGCCAAAGAGAGCTATCTAGTACACCGTATTTTATATTACCGTCTTCTACTTCTAATTCGTTTATCATATCTGCCAAATCTGTGGCAAGGACTTTACTAACGTACAACTCTCTATATACAATAAGTTGCTCACTTGGAGAAACAGCAAACCACAACACAGCACTATAAGAACCATAACCGTAGTCACAAGCACGAAACTTAACCCAATTTCGTGGAACATCAAAAGGT